AGCGTGTTCAAGAAAATAGTAACAGGTAACCGCATCAAGGCAGAGCGTAAAGGACAAGACCCGTTTGAGTTCAACCCATTTATCAAACTGTTATTCAGTGCTAATGATATTCCCCGTATGAAGGACAAGACCGGGGCGGTACTTAGGCGTTTGGTTATTATTCCATTCAATGCTACATTTACCCGTGCTGATCCTGATTTTGATGTGAATATCAAGTACAAACTGATTCAACAGGACAGTGTTGAATATTTGATACGTTTGGGAATTGCCGGATTGGATAGGGTAAGAAAAAACCAAGGGTTTACATTATCTGGTAAAGTTCAAGATCAGTTGGATGAATATGAAGAAGAAAACAATCCTATTGTCGGATTTATCAGAAGTACCGGGAAAGAAATGATAATAAATCAGCCTACTAATGAAGTATACAAGCGGTATCAGGTATTTATGGCAGACAATGGTTTTGCATTACCTGTCAGTAACATAGTTTTTTCAAAGTATATCAATAAGGCACTTGGTACAGAGATAAAGCAGAAGAAAATAAATGGTAAAAAATTTAATTTATTCATGGAAGTACAAGATTAGTACAAGTTAGTAAAGGTTATAGGTACAAGTTAAAAGCCTTGAAAAATAAGGCGGTACAAGTTGGTACAGGTAAAAAAATAGATTCTTTAATTTTTAATCATTTTCGAAAAAATGGGTAAGAGAAAAAAATAAAAAATATAGAGAATAGACAAGAAACTTGTACCTTGTACCAACCTGTACCAGTGAACAGAAAGGATTGAAGGAAGATGACAGGTGAACAGTTTATTGAAAAAGTTAGAGAAATCAAGGAAATATCAAGCATTGAATGGGATGTAAAGGGTGATAACTTAAATGCTGATGAAGTCCGGGTGAAGGTGGTAGCAGATAATGATGAATATAATTTGCTGCTTGGAAGTCCGGCATTACATGACAGTGCTGCAACATTGTTGTCTGATTCATGGGTGGAACGTGTCAGTTTCATTCTGTTGGTGAATAAACTGATGGAATTACAGGGAAGAACTGAAAGATTTGATGTGAATTGTGATTTGAATATCACGGATGTTGTCAAGTTTGCTATCAGATGCACCCGGAAGTGATACCGTAACCAATAAGGCGTTTTTCAAATACGAAAATGCATGAAAATGAATCAAAGTAACAGGGTTTTATATACGGTTTTGCCGTGAAAAAGTCCCTGAAACATAGGAAAACAAAGGCTTTTAGATATATGTACCCCCCTATACTGGGGGATGAAGGAAGGTAAACGATACATGAACAGGGTAGAGAAATTATTGATAAAAGCGCAAGAAATCAGTGAGATCAAAAGAAAAGAACGACTTAGGAACATGACAGATGAAGAATTAGACAATCGAATTGAACAACTTAGAACAGAGTTAGGCATTAGTAAAGAACAGTATGAATCACCGGGATTTCATAGTTGGCTGATGAATAAGGTGCAGCAGTTAAGGGGTGAATTAGATGAAAAAAATTGATAGATTGCTTATGAAAGCAAGAAAGGTAACTAATAGAATTAAAGTATTTCTTCCGTTTGTTGTACCTGACAAAGAAATTGCTGATAGGGTTTCAATGGAATTAGATGAATTTTGTGGTGATAAACCATATCATGCAGTAATAATTTACGGTGAAAATGAATTATCTGATGATGCTGATGGTGTGGCATACGATCATGTAGGTGATGATCTGAAAGAAGGTGAATAGAATGGCTAAAAGAAATTTGAAACTTGATACCCCGGACAATATCAGAAAAGCACTGGCAAAGGTTGCCAATATGACCTATAAAGGGGAAATTGATACCAAGACCGCTAACAGTATCACGGCAACGTGCAATGTGATTTTAAGCGGTATCAGGGTAGACGATCAGGAAAAGAAGATTGCAGAATTAGAACGTATTTTGAATGAAGATGATTGATGCGTTGGTGGCATCAGGGTGGCAAATGCTTGTTTTTAGGTGCTGCCGGATGACAAGAAACATAGGAAAATAGCGGTTTTGAATGGTTGGGGTTTCCCAATGGTTACATTGTGGAAATCCTGACAGGAAGGACAAGGTGAATGAATAGAAATACAAGAAATTTGCAGATTCTACGGGACAAGATAGGCATTGAACAGTTTAGGGTTATTGCTGAACTTCTGAACCAAGAACACCTGACCTTTGGTGACTATACCCGGAACGGGTTTGTTTCCAAGGAAGAACAGCGTGATGCAATTATGAAAGACTTCTATCATGGGTATTCTTGGGAACAACTACAAGACAAATATGGTCTGACTGTAAGTGCATTATATAAGATTACAGAAAAGAAAGCATAGAAATTATCACAGGAACAAAAACAACCGCTATATGACCCTTATATGAGGTCACAAGCGGTTGTTTTTATGTTCAGAAAGGCATAGCAAGACCCCCGCATAGAAAGGTGATACGGGGGTCTTGCTATTTGTTATTGCTATCACGTTTAGAACTAAGCAACTTCATACTTAGGCACTGCTACTATATCATATACGGCTGTTGCTGTCTATGGAAATTCTTAATAAAAATACT